GCGGCCCAAAGGGCCGCAGCGGGCCCCGATAGGGGCCAGCAGAGCCCCGCAGGGGGCTCGGTCCCCCCTTTCCGCCGGACGTCCCCCAGAGGGGGACTGGCGGCGTTCTGGTCCGGAGGAGAAGGGCACGGCGAGCCCTTGCTCGCCGAAGCGTGCGCACAGCTGTCCGGCCTGACGGCCGGACGCATGGATGCGGCCAAGTCTTCTTGCTGGCCGCATAGCTGTGCACCACGCCAGTGGTGCACACATGGTGTGCTCGCCATCAGGCGAGCACTGCTGGGCCCTTGCTATGTGAGCCCTGGTGGGGCTCACATCCATGGTGAGGCGGACTGCGAGCCTGGGATTCACAGGCGAGCGGAGGTGTCCGCCTCCGCTCATCGGGGGCAAGGGTCCATGTCTGGACCCTGACCAGCACCAACCTGCACCGCTTCACCCCGGTTTGACCCCGGGGTGTTAAGCGGACCCTTGCCCCCGATCCCTGGTCTCCGACCAGGTCTCTGGGCCAAACTCCCCAGCTTTGCGAGCCGCCTTGCCGGCGGCTCAGCTGAGCCCTTCAGGGCTCCATCTGGCGGCGCTTTCAGGCCGCTTGGGGAGCGGCCTTGCGCCGCATATGCGAAAGGGCCCCAGAGGGGCCCTGAGCTGCTCTGACGCCCTGAGGGGGCGTCACGCTGCGGCCTGTTGGCCGCTGCTGAGACCGGGAGACGCTTTTCCTTCCGGTCGAGCTTCGCTGGGTCGAGCTTAGCTGATGGATCACCCCCTTTTGCAAGCTTTCACGGCGTGTCGCGTTTGTGTTTTCCTACAAAGATCCACGGAGGTTATCCACAGGCACCTGTGGATAACTCTGCGCTGCTCGCAGAAATGCGTTCTCAGACGTACCTTCCGCCCCCGGTCGGGCCCCCAGAGGGCCCCGAGGCGCGGGGAGGTCGGCAGTGGCTCGGATGCTGGGCGCCTTCGGCCGCCCCTGGTGCCCGCAATGCAACCTGCCCGCCGGGATCGACTGCCCCGGCAAGGGCCGGGCCAAGAAGGCCCAGCGTGCCCACGAGAAGCGCCAGTGGCGCCGGGAGGCGCAGTGGCCCGCCTGACGGTCAACAAGGACGGCAAGCCCGCGGCCCCGAGGGACCGCCGGATCTCCAAGGCGTCCAGCAAGGACCGCAAGAACATCATCCTGGCCACGGTCAGGATGGGGCACACGATCGAAGAGGGCTGCCGCCAGGCCGGCTGCGTGCGGAGCACGTACGACTACTACCGCAAGACGGACCCGGACTTCCGGGGCCTGATCGACCGGGCGCTTCAGAGCAACATCGAGAAGGCCAAGGGCGGCGCCCAGGAGGTGCCGGACTTCCCGGAGTTCTGCGAGCGCTACCTCGGGACGAAGCTCTTCAAGCACCACTTGCAGTGGTTCGACTTGCTTGAGGGCCGCCGGCCCCGGGACCTGCACCCGGCCCAGCGGTACGTCAAGGGCGACGACGATCAGATCGTCGTCAACACCCCGCCCGAGCACGCGAAGTCCACCACGCTGACCGTGAACTACGTGGTGTGGCGGATCTGCCAGGATCCGAACATCCGCATCCTGCTGGTCTCCAAGACCCAGTCCATGGCCGCGAAGTTCCTGTTCTCGATCAAGCAGCGCCTGGCCGAGTCCGAGACGTACATCGACCTTCAACAGGCGTTCGGCCCGCCCGGCGGCTTCGCCGAGGGCGCGTCGTCCTGGAGCAACACGCAGATCCGTGTGGCCGGTGCCGACTCCGGCGAGAAGGAGTACACCGTAGAGGCCGTCGGTATCGGCGGCCAGATCTACGGCACGCGTACGGACCTGGTCATCATGGATGACTGCGTGGACAACACGAACCACCAGCAGTTCGAGTCCCAGATCGACTGGATCCAGAACATCGTGGGCTCCCGTGTCGCCGACGTCGGCGGGCGCATGCTGCTGATCGGGACGCGTATGGCGACCACGGATCTGTACTCCGAGATCCTGAAGCCGCAGTACTACTCCGAGGGGCAGAGCCCCTGGACGTACCTGACTCAGCCGGCCGTGCTCAACTTCGCTGAGAACCCGAAGGACTGGGAGACGCTGTGGCCGGCGACCAACCGGCCACCGGTGACGATCCAGGCGCGCAAGCAGGCTGAGGCCGAGGGCTGGCCGAAGGACGGCCTGTGGCCCATGTGGCACGGCGAGGCCCTGGCCCGCAAGCGCCGGAAGATGACGCCCAGGAACTGGAGCATGGTCTATCAACAAGACCAAGTCTCCGATGATGCGATCTTTAAGCAGGCCGACGTACAGGGCTGCATCGACCGGGCCCGGTATCCGGGCCGCATGGGCGACGGCCAGCCTCAGCACCGCAAGTACGGCATGGATGGCCTGCTCGTGGTGGCCGGGCTGGACCCGGCCGCGGCCGGCTGCACGGCCATGGTGGTCATCGGGCTGGACCGCCGCACCGGCGTGCGCTGGGTGCTGGACGTCGTCAACCGCCGCGGCATGCCGCCGCACGAGATGCGCGCGGAGATCAAGCGCCTGACCGAGCGCTACGGCATCTCCGAGTGGCGCATCGAGAAGAACGCGTACCAGGCGAGCATTACCCAGGACCGGGACATCAAGGACTACTTGACCGCCCGCGGTTGCCTGATCAGCCCGCACCACACGAACAGCAACAAGTGGGACGTGGACTTCGGCGTGGCGAGCATGGCGACTCTCTTCGACGGCTGGGCCGAGGGCCGGAATCTGATCCGGCTGCCGTCGCAGACGCAGTCCGAGGGCGTACGGGCCCTGATCGAGCAGCTGTGCTCCTGGTTCCCGGAGACGCGCGGCTTGACCGACACCGTCATGGCCCTGTGGTTCGCGGAGATCCGCTGCCGGGAGCTGATGGTGAGCGACTTCTCCGGCTGGCACCGCAGCGAGTCCGAATTCGTCTCGGAGCGCGACCAGGCCGGACAGATGGTCGTGGATATCGACTTCGCCTTGCAGCAGCAGGGCGCGGGCGCCTGGAACGGCGCCATCTCGTGGTGAGGGAGTAGACGTGGCAGACCTCTGGATGCCCGGCGCCCTGCGCGCCGACGTGGGCGATCACGCCCCGACCGATCAGCAGTACCCGGCGCGCGCCATCGCGCACATCACCTGGGACAAGAACGCATCCGCGGCGAAGCCCGTGGACCTGGTGCCGTTCGCCAACCTGAAGAGCTACTTCACCGGCGTCGGCGTCGGCATGGCGCCGCACATCCTCTGGGACCCATGGACTGGCCGCTTCGCGCAGTTCTACCCGGCCAACAGCCGGAGCAAGTCCGTGGTGGACCTGGCCGGCGGGACCCGGACCAACCGGGCCGGGCGCGTGGTGCTCCAGATCGAAGCGCTCTTCTTCCCCTACTGCCGGACCCCGGACGGCAAGGTCTGGGCGTCGCTCGCCGAGACGCCGTGCAAGGGCTGGTCCGAGCTGAACGCCTGGGTGCGCAGCTGGGGCGTGCTCGACACCTGGCCCATGGGGCACCCGGTGAGCTTCGAGCCCCACCGGGACGAGCACACCTGGGAGACCCGCGGCGGCTGGTACGGACACAGCCAGGTCCCCGAGAACAACCACACCGACCCCGGCAGCTGGCCGGCGTTCGTGAACGCGCCGAAGCCGAAGTACGAGCCCTTCCCGGGCTCGGCCTTCTTCGTGGACGGCCGTAAGAGCCCGATCATCGCCGCCATGCATGACCGCCTGGTGGCGGTCGGTTGCGGCCGGTACCGGTCCACGGCCAACAAGGACGTCTTCGGCTCCGGTGACAGGGCGTCGGTTGCCGCCTGGCAGCGCCATCTGGGCTTCTCCGGCCCCGATGCCGACGGCATCCCCGGCCGGACGTCCTGGGACGCCCTGAAGGTCCCGAACGTCTAAAAGTTGACGTCCTGTCGTACATTTCGCCGCCGCAGGAGGTGGTCATGGCGGATATCGATCAGATCGCGCGCCGCGTAGAGGCGCTGCGCCGTGACGCCCAGGAGCGGGACGCCCGGCATCAGACGGTCTACGACGCCCGTGCGCAGAAGATCGACAACATCTCGCCCGGGAGCATGCCGGACGCGTGGCCGCGCCCGATCACGGCCAACGTGCTGGACACCTCCGCGCGGCAGCTCGCCGAGAACCTGGCGCCGCTGCCGTCGCTGAACTGCGCCCCGGGCGTGGTGACGAGCGAGCGCCAGAAGAAGATGGTGGCGAAGCGGACCAAGGTCGCGTACTCGTACATCATCGACAGCAACCTGAAGGCGCGGATGCCGCAGGGTTGCGACTGGTATCTGACGTACGGCGCCATGCCGATCGTGGTCGAGCCGGACTTCGAGACCGGCCGGCCGCGGCTGCGCATCGACAACCCGATGAAGCACTACGCCGAGTACGACGTGGCCGGCAAGGTCCGCTCGTACACCAAGGTGTGGCGCGAGTCCGCGCGCAAGCTCGCCTCCAAGTTCCCCGAACACCAGGCCGCCATCCTGGGCGACGGCCAGCCTTTCGGCCGTCAGGTCACCGGGGACACGGAGCTGGAGCTGGTCAAGTTCTGCGACGCTGAGCAGTACGTCCTGTACATGCCGGAGCGCAAGAACCTGGTCCTGATGGTGACGCCGAACCACTTCGGCAAGGTCCCCGTCGCCATCGCGCGCAAGCCGTCCTGGGACGACCAGGACCGCGGTCAGTTCGATGACATCATTTGGCCGATGCTCGCCCGCAACCGCGTGGCGATGCTGGGCCTTCAGGCCACCCAGCAGACCGTCCGGGCGCCCTTGGCCATCCCGACGGACGTGCAGAAGATCCCGTTCGGCGATGACGCGATCATTCGCACCAACTCGCCGGAGAAGATCCGTCGCGTCGGTACCGACCTGCCACAGGCCGCCTGGCAGCAGGATGAGCTGCTTCAGCAAGAGGTCATGAAGGGCACCCGGACGCCGGCTTCGGCGACCGGCGACGTGCACGCGTCCATCATTACCGGGCAGGGCGTCAACGCCCTGAACGGCGGCTATGACATCCAGGTGGCCACGGGCCAGCTCATGATCGGGGACGCGCTGGAGCGCGCCTTGGAGCTGTGCTTCGAGATGGACGAGAAGTTCTGGCCGGACGCCAAGAAGTCCATCTCCGGCGTCATCAACGGCACGCCCTTCGAGGAGAGCTACACGCCCTCGAAGGACATCAAGGGCAACTACCGGGTGAGCGTGAGCTACGGCTTCGCCTCCGGCATGAACCCCAACCAGGCGCTGATCTTCCTGCTCCAGCTCCGCGGGGACCAGCTTGTCTCGCGGGACTTCGTCCAGCGCCAGCTGCCCATGGACATCGACGTGGCCAGCCTTCAGGCGCAGGTCGATCAGGAGCAGACCACCGACGCTCTCAAGCAGGGCGTCTTCGCCCTCGCGTCCTCCATCGGGATCATGGCTCAGCAGGGCATGGATCCGACGGAGATCCTGGCCAAGATGGCCAAGCTCATCGAGCTGCGGGACAAGATGCCCATGCACGAGGCCATCTTGACCGCCTTCCAGCCGGAGCCCCAGCCCGCGCCCCCCACGTCCGCGGGCGGGCTCCCCGGCGCTCCCGGCGGCCCTGGCGAGGGACAGGGCCCCGGGGGCGTTCCCTTCGGCATCAACCCGACGACCGGCGCCCCGGGCGGCATCGCCCCGGGCCAGGCGGAGATGGGACCGGGCGGCAAGCCCGACGTGCTCTCGCTGCTCGCCGGCCTGACCAGCGGCGGCGCTCCGCGAGCGTCCGCATCAGTTAAGAGGAGCGTTCCGGCATGAGCGACTGCCAGGCGTGCGGCCGTCCGGCCGAGAACGGCACCCCCGTCCACTGGCTGGGGTGCGAGGCGGTCACCGAGCAGTCCTTCGAGGCTGGCCAGGTGGCCATGGACCCTGACGTCATCTGCGAGCACGACGGGTGCAAGCAGCCCAAGAAGGAGTGGTCAGGGAAGGGCGCCAAGCCCAAGTACTGCGCCGCTGGACACAAGAAGGAGAAGTGACCATGGCAGACACGCTTGCGGGCGACCCGTTCCACGAGGGCGGCAGCCAGCCGATGGCCTCCCAGAAGGGCGGCATGATCGGCCCGCACACCCAGACGCCCATGTCGGGCGACAACTCCGGCAACTCGATGGGTGGGGCGAACGACACCACCGGCAACATCGCGGGGTGGAACTCCACCAGCCTCCAGCCGGGCCACCCGACCACGGGCAGCAACGACTCGAACAAGGCGAAGTAGCGCATGGCCCGCGGCGGATACAGGCAGCCGGGCAGCCCGGCCCCCGTCAGCGGGCCGGGCGCTCTTTCGCAGCGCACCGACGGCGGACCGGGCAAGCAGCCGGTCCGCGTGCCGACGGGTGGCCAGTACGGCGACGCGACGCAGCTTCAGCAGCTCCAGCAGGCGGCGCCCGTGGCCGCCTCTCCCGGCGGGGATGTCGGGGCTCCGCAGCCGGCCGGGGATGTAACGGACGGCCTGATCGGCTTCGATCAGCCGACGCAGCAGCCGGACGTACCGGTGACGGCCGGTGCGGACTCCGGGCCCGGACCCGGGCCGGAGGCTCTGGGCCTGCCGAATCAGCCGGACGACGACATGCGCCGCCTGATCGCATACCTGCCGGTCTTCGAGCACATGGCCAATCAGCCGGGTTCCAGCAGCGCGGCCCGCAACCTTGTCCGCACTCTCAAGGGGATGGCCTGATGGACTGGTGGACCGAGGTCGGGAACTACGTGAGCATGTTCCCGGACACGCCCGCCCTGGGCGTGGACATGGCCCTTCACGGGCCCAATGCCGATCATGTCGGCTATGACCTGGCGTACGGTCTCCAAGCCAGCCAGACCGCCGTTGACGTGTACCCCGCCGATGCGGGCGCGTTCCCTGAGGGAGCGTGATCCGTGGGCGGATTCGGCGACGTCCTGAACTCGATCGGGAACGGAGCCAGTTCCTGGTGGCACGGGATCGAGAAGGGTTTCGAGTCCGGATACAAGTCGGGCTCGGATACCGGCGACCAGGCCACCCAGAAGCTCATGGCGACGCCCGTGATCGGCTCCGGCCTGGAGCGGATCATGCAGGGCCTGAACTGGCTGTACGACAACGGCGTCAGCCAGCCGCTATCAACGGCCCTGCTCATGGGCAAGGAGGCCCGGGGCAGCGACTCGGACCCCTTCGCCTTCAGCGGCGACTGGTTCTCCGCCTCGAAGTGGGCCAAGGCCTGGCATGTGGCCAACAACGTCAGCCCCGGTCAGGCGTTCTGGCTGAACCACTCCGAGGGGCAGGCGGTCCTCAACGCCAAGCCGGTGTACGCCAGCCCCGGTCCGGCGTACCTGCCGGACGGCTTCAAGGATCTGCCGCACGACCAGCAGCAGGAGCTGCTGAAGAACGCGGGCATGCCCGTTGTCGGTAACGAGGAGATCGAGAAGCTTCGCCGGGATCACGCATGGTTCGGCTTTGCCTCGGGGGCGACCGACTTCGCCTCCAGGTGGTGGCTGGACCCGGTGGTCCTGGGCGGCAAGGCCGTGGGCGCCGCCCGTACGAAGTACGTGGTGACGCCCCGCCCTGCGGGCGGGTGGTCGTCGGCGTCCATCGACCAGATGATGAAGAGCAGCCGCATGGCGAAGGCTCAGGACTTCATCTGGAAGAACAAGGACAGGCCGGACGTCATCAACAACCTGAGCATGTTCAGGAAGTCGGCCCTGGGTCCCCGGGCCGGCGGCATCATCTCCACGCTCAAGAGCCCGGAAGAGGTGAACCTCTTCCTCAGGACCACGTTGGGCGATGTGGAGGCGCGTGCCCAGCTCCAGGAGTCGAACGCCGCGGCGAAGCTGCGTATGGAGCAGGACACGTCCCGGCTGAGCCGGCTTGAGACGGCCGTCCTGCCGCGTGTCCAGGCGGCGGCGAACCCAGCCGCCGAAGCGATGGTTCAGAAGCGCATCGACATGCTTCGCGCGCTGAGCGACGCCGACGAGGACATGGTGGCCCGCTACAACGCCGCCTTGGATCATTACGGCGAGCTGGACGCCATCAACCTGACACGCTTCTCGGGCATGCGCGCGTACACGCGCGCGGAGAGCCAGAGGAACTTCCGTACCGGTTCGGCCCTGGGCGCGGGAGCGATCAAGAAGACGCGCATCTACGCGAAGGACTCCTTCGGCAGCTCAGCGACGCTGATCCGCTCCTTCAGCGAGAAGCACCCCAACGGCCTGATCGCGATCGATGACATCCACCCGGAAGCGGTGGATGAGCTGCGGGCGCACATCGCCCGCATCCCGGGCATCGGCCCGAACATCCGGGCCGAGCTGCTGAACAACTACCTGAAGACCACGACCGAGGGCGAGCGCATGACCGCCCTGGATGAGATCCAGGGCCTGGCCGTCACGAAGATCGCCGAGAAGCACGGCTTCACGCACAACGAGGCCATGGACCTGTACCGCGAGTACAGGGCCAACATCACCCACGGACAGGAAGAGTTGCGCCGGTACTCCGGCGCCAACTTCCCCGCAGTGCCTGACGAGACAGCGCGGAGCGTGGATATCTTCGCGGCCGACGAGTCCGGCACGCGCCTGAAGATTCATCCGAACATGGTCACGAAGCTGGCCAACAACCAGGTTCTGATCGACCTGCCGACGCTGGACAGGACGCTGGCCCGGAACGCCAGCGCCTTGAAGGCGCTGCGCACATCGAAGATCGGTAACACGGACTGGCTGATCAACGGGGCGGACAACATCAGCCACGTCTGGAAGTTCGCCACACTCTTCCGCCTGGGCTACATCCCCCGCGTCCTGTCCGATGACCTCATGGGTCAGGTGGCCCGCCTCGGGGCGGCCACGATGATGGCCCGTACCGGCTACGGCATCAAGAACCTGGCGACGAACCTTGCCCACTGGAAGCCGACCAGCCACTACGCGGCGGCCGAGGCTTCCGCCCTTCAGGGCGTCAAGTACGCGGATGAGGAGATCAAGCCGCTCCAGGCGGAGGCCGACGCGCTACAGAAGCAGCTGGACCTGCGCGGCGCGGCCTACCGCGCCGATCTCGGCAAGGCCAGGGCCCGCGCCACCCGGGCGCAGGCCAAGCTGGACGCCATGGACCAGGCGGCCGACCCGGTCAAGTACAACGCCATGCAGCAGCTGGTGAGCAAGCTCAACGCCCAGACCCGACAGGCCGAGAGTCGGTTGAACAGCCACTCGCCGGCCCGCAGGGACCGGCTGTCCCAGCTAAACGACCAGCTTGACGAGCTGAGGTCGCATCGCGAGCTCCAGCAGACCGCGGCCGAGACCGCGAAGCAGGCGCGACTGCGAGGCTTCCGTCAGGCGTCGCAGTTGAACAAGAGTTTCGAGGTCACGCCCGGTGTTGTACTGCCGCCCGCCCTGAGTGGCGAACAGGGTGAGTACTACATGAAGCTGATCAGCTCGGACGATCAGCTTCGCACGATGCTCCAGCGGAACAAGCAGCTGATCCACTCGAACCTCCAGAAGGCCTACGGGGACACCATGGCGGCCCCGATCAGCTACCCGGGCACCGAGAAGACGTTCGTGGAGGCCTGGCACAAGGCCATCAACCACCAGATCATGCAGGACCAAGCGGCCAAGCGCGTTGTTGCAGGGGAGTCCGCCGAGGCCCTGGCCCGATGGATGCGCAAGACGCCCGAAGGCCGGCAGTACTGGAAGCGCATAGGTCTCAAGTACGACAATCCGGAGCGCCTTGCCCAGAGCATCTGGCACGAGGTGGACGAGTACATGCCGGCGGAGTCCGGCGTGCGCGAGGCCGCCCTCAAGAACGAGGCGGACATCGACTACCTGACGGAGCTGGCCAAGACGGGCCAGTACCCGCAGTACGTTCACAATGCCCAGCTGGGCGAGGCCCTGGCCGGCTCGAACCATGCGAGCCGGGCGATCGACAACGTCATCGACTGGTGGTACAAGTGGGCCGCCTCGGTCCCCGCGGACCGCATGAGCCGTCACCCCCTGTTCAACCAGCTCTACGAGGGGCACGCCAAGGCCCTGGCGGGCCAGGAGATGAAGCAGGGCGTCAAGCTCACCCAGGCAGATGCCGACCGGATCGCAGAGACGGCCCGGCGCCTGGCGCTCAAGGACACGAGGAAGCTCGTGTTCGACATCGCCCACCGGAGCGACGTGGGCCACGCCCTGCGCTTCATGTCGCCGTTCTACGCGGCGACCACCGAGGCGTGGCAGCGCTGGGCGCGCATCATCGCCGACCGCCCGCAGACGGTCGGGTACGCGTCGATCTTCTTCAACGCGCCGCTGTCCTGGGGCTGGATGCAGGACCAGGATGGCAACCGCATCCAGCGCGACGGCACGGCCATGGTCTACGACGACAAGACCGGCAAGCTTGTGCGGAAGCTGGTCCCGAAGTCGGACCGCATGATCATGGCGCGGGTGCCCAAGTTCCTGCTGAAGTCGGACATCGGCAAGGCGCTGGGT